ATCAACAGTTATCGGTTCGGACTTTACCGCCACGCTTGAACGTGCCGGATAGAGCAGTGATTGACACTGGTGCAGAAGGCTTCTTCTTTCCTTGTGGCATCGCTACGGCAGAACCGGATTTAACTCCGCCCCCCGTAGCAAAGTGCTTTTTTGCGGAGCCGCCCTTTTTGAAACCACCAGCGTTGCTATTGCGAACACCACCAGTAGTCGTGCCGCTCGGACCAGCCTTCGCAGTGACCACATTCATGTTGACACCAGCACCGGGAACAGACATTACCTTACCGCCGGTCTTGAAGCCACCCTTGTTGGCCATCTTTACGGGCTTCGCGGCTGTACCACTGGCACTATCGCGTTTAGCGGTGACCACTTTGGTCTCGTCAAACTTCTTCGCGACGCTATCGGAGACAGTGCCGCCGGTCTTGTAACCAGCCGCGCCCATCTTCACAGGGCTCTTTGCAGTACCCTTGGTCGAATCTTTACGCGCTGTGTCCATCTTCGTCATTGCGAACTTGCCGATGCCGCCTTTTTTCAGCTTCAACTCGGTACCCTTACCGCCTTTGTGCTCTTGGGCGTCGTGTTGCTTGAACGCTTTCTTGACCATGGCTTTATCCATAGCCACGTCGTCGTGCTTCATCGCGCCGCCTTTTTTCATCATCGGGCGGTCGGCCATCGGTGGGGCCATCATCGCTGGAGCGATTTTGGGGCGACGGCGAGTAGCCATTGCGCGTGCGGCCGCTGGTGCGCCGACTGGCGACATCATCGGGGCGAGCGAGCCACCCATTGCCTTGTGCATTGGCTTGTGGCCATGGCTTACTGTACCGCCTTTTTTAAGCTTCAGAATGACTGAAGGCTCAGTGGTCTCCATTTTGACCATTGGTTTGAATTGACCCATTGCGATCTCCTTATGCTTGTGTGACGCCAAGAGCGCCTACACGGGTTGCATTCGGTCCTGCCGCAATTGCTGGCAGGGCTATTCCCATCACAAGGCGCTTGATACCGTCTGCCGCCGAAGATGGCAAGTAAGTACCCCTTACATCACCAGTTGTGGTGGTAGCTGTGGCGGTAGCGGCAACAGTCATAGTTCCAGCATCTTCAGCCAAAGTATTGTCCCAACCAGCGCGGGTAACGTAGCCTCTATCAGTGATACGCAATGGCGCACCCAAGATGTCGGTAGTACCTACCGCAACAGTTACAACGCTTGCGCCAGAAGAAACAACACTGGAAATTTGGTAAAAGGCTTTTTTACCATTAACAGTTGTTGATGCTACTGTTCCTGTTGCAATTACTTCGCTCATGGCTTGACCGTAATAGTCGTAACCAGAAACAGTAATGTTGACAGAAGTTGGAGAGCCAGCACCTGTAGTTGTAGAAACCGCACGAGGGCAGTCAAGTTGCAAGACTGTTGCGCCGCTTGTATTCGTAACGGATGTAACACCAGCACCTGCGGCAAGCGTGAGCGTGGTAGCAGTTGTGATGACAGCGGCGACAATGTTGGTTGTCAGTTTTGCTTGTGGTACAGCGTCCCAAATATAAACGCGACCTAGTGGGCCAACACCTACGCTCATTGGAGATGGGTTTTGCAACAAAGCATTACCAGAACCAATGATGGTGGCGCTTGCCACAGTTTGTGAGGCGCTTACTGTGTAAGTACCTGTACCGCCAGAACCCGTACCAAAAGCGGTAATGTAAGTTCCATTGGTGAGTGAGGTTGAACTGTCAAGAAACATACCCACAGTAATTGGGTCACCAGAAAGCATGGCGGTGACGGTCAACGTGGTTGTAGCAATTGAACCAGTAAAAGTTGAAACAGCAGGGTAGGCATCCGCACCTTGATAGGTAATAGCGGAACCCAAAAATAGGTCGTCTGAAAATTGAGGCATTTGATCTTCTCCTTGAAAAGCTTGATCAGATTAAAAAAAGGGCTGGCTTTTTAGACCAGCCCTGTTTGCTTTAGACGCCGGCAGTGCCGAACATGGCACGCGGGTCAGTCCAACTGATCGCGTAACGCTCTGTTGCTTTGTAGCGCATTGAGTCAGTTTCGAAATCGCCTTCCATGGTTTTTTCCATGTCGCGGCGCATCAAGAGCTTCATGCCCTCTGGTGCATCGGTCTGGACCCACCATGCGTTAGCACTGGTCAAACGGCTCAATACTGCGGCACCTTCGTCAAGCAAGCCGATAGACTTGATCGGGTTGATGTCGTTATTGGCTGTACCAGTACGTAGCACTGACTTCAACAACACTTCGGCTTGGAAAATGTTACCGGGAGCCACGACGAGTTGACGTGGGACCAAGCGGATCTTCTTGCCGTTGTTATCCACTGCTTGGCGGATCTGGATGAGCATCTGCTCAAGCGAGGTCTGCGACAAGTTAGCGGCTGTAGTCAGCTGATTGCTAAAGCTACCAATAGCGATCGGATGTGCAGTGTTGATCAGCGATACGCCGTCACCACCAACATACGAACTATTGAACGCGCGGTTCAAAATGTTCGCGGCCAGCGTCTCTTTCGTCTCGATGAGAGACTGAGCCAAATGACGTGCGTACACTTGGCCGATACGGATGTGGTCACCATCTTCAACCAAGACTTTGGTCAAAGCGAATGCCAAACCGTAAACGGCGTAAACGTAGCGTTGCAAGAAGAGAACGCCACCTTGCTGATAGGACACAGGAGTTCCATCGGGCAATTGTGGAGCGGCTCCGAATCCATAAAGGACGGGCTCTTCGTGGTAGTTACGTGGGATACCTTGTTCCTCGCGGAACACTCGTGACCATTCGTCTTTACGTTGGTCGTAGACTCCGTCGAAACATTCGTTGAGGATCGGCTCAACGATGGAACGGAAGTCCGTACTGCGCATTGGTGCGGCCATGTTATATTACTCCTTAAACACCGTTAATGGACGCATTTACTTGCGACTCATTAATTTTTACTTGCAAAATCACATACGCATCGCCAAAGGCGTTGTCAGCATATGGGCCCAGACCTAACACTTGCATCTGAGCACTAGCACCGGCGGCGGCAGGAGTAGCATTCAAGGTACAAGCAGACAAACCAGTAGTGGTAGAACCAGCAGTGGTGTTGCTCAAGTCAGTCATTGCGCCGATGATAGATTGCGCTACGGTGCCATCGGTTTGGCATTCATACACGATGTTAGGATCGGTATAGTAGTACGCGTTGCAGGATCCAGTGATATAAGCCGTGCTTGCAGGCCAATAGTTGGAAACGCGACGACGACCAGTAGTGTCAGTCCACTCGACGCCCGCGAAGGCACCGAGGAAAGTATCGCCAGCGGCGGCTACTTGGATAACACCGGAAGTATCCCACTTGACGGGCTGGCCCTTCAAGATATTGGAACTGTAGGTAGAGAGAATTCCGTCGACTGTGCATACAGCACGGTCCAACCCGGAAGGGTGGAACGCAGGACGCAGACCGAACGGAGCAGATGTTGAAGACATTGTCTTACTCCTTGAAGATTAAATAATCGTCCGCATCAGTTAAAAAACTGGAACGGGTTTCTGTTGGTCGATATTATTTATGCCTTCACCTTCAACCATGCCGAGGCTTCGTCCGTTGCTGTCTCGAGTCCCTTGCATATTATCCAGTTGAACACGGATTTTGTCCGCTTCATCCTGTGGTGCATAATGATGGAGTTCTTCCATCAACTGCTGATAAATGTCTTGTGGAATCTTGTACAGCACCATTTCATTGCAAGCGACCAAACCGGCGTGTTCGCCAGCTTTGACTCGGTAATTTTCAAAACCGGGTACTTCGTCGATCTGCACGGCGGTATAACCCATCCGTGTGCGCTTATGAATTGGATCGTAGCCATTAGTGGTGGAAAGCCAGCACAAATGATATCCCGGGATGTCCGGGGGTTTAGGGAGTGCTTCTTGAATCCACTCCTCCCGGAACATCCTACGACGCTCCTGCTGACTTGCTAACTCATCTGTAGCCGCCCCACGTGTACTACGGTCCTGCTCTGCGCGGGTCCCACGTTGATCGGCATTTGGATTCTTTTTGATACGGTCATCTTTCATTTGGAGTTCCTTGCTTGTTCACGGTCATATTCATAGTAACGTTGGATCATCTTCTTGCGCTCGGCAAGATTGTCCCAACGTCCGGTATCCTTAATCGCACGGACTCGATCCGGGGAAAGTACGAATTCGTTTGCACGAGTCGAACCCCCTGAATTGCCCTCACGACCAGAACTTGTAACCACTGAACGAGGTCTCCTGTTGTTAGACGATGGTGTATCGTTGCCCGCATTATAACGGTGCGGTAGATATTTTGTCAATCTATTATCTAGTTCTTCCCAGTAATCAGCACTGGTGGGATCCCATCCATCGGCCATCAGCGACTCGTCGATCTTGACTGCGATCGATGAATCGGTGTCGCGCCCAGTGGGGTCGAACCAATCGTTACGGGACATCCACGAATCGGCGTGGCGTTTCAACCGGGGGTCGGTCGGGGGTGGAAGCCCAGCGTCCTTTTGCGTCGCGGTCGCTTGCTTCTTCATCGCAGTCAGCGATTCGACTTGACGCCTCGCCTCGTACCACGCCTCATTCGCGTCGGCCAGTCCACCACCATCGGCCATCTCGGTCGACTCTTTGATCTTCATCTTGGCGTAGTGCAACCGTACTTCTGCATCCTCGATCGCCTTGTCGAGCCTCGCTACATCCGCGCCTTGGGTCCTCTTCTCGAGGACAGCCAATCGGTCGGCCATCTGCTCATTTTGGCGTTTCAGCGAGTTAATCAGGTGGTTCGATTCGTGTTGCCGAGCCTTACTTAGCTTTTTCTTGAGGTTTCGCTCTTCTCTTCGGGCTTGTCGGATTGCTTCTCGTTGGGGGTCCGGGTCTGGCGTAGAGTCTCGACTGTCGTCCGGATCTTCGTCCTGATCGTGGCTATCGCCTCCCGAATTTTCGCGATGTTCGGATTGGTCATTTTGACCTCCTTCGTTGAATTGTTGAGTACCATCGTCGGGTATCTGGACGGTCGCTGACCCATCTCGCTCCTCCGACACTTGCATCTCGATTTTTTCTGTGGGGTTCATAGGAATGCCTTCACGTTCAAGGGGTTTCCGGTGACTTTTGCGATCACCTCATTATCATTGAAAATACTGAAAAGCGCGGTTTCGCCCTTCTCCTTATCTCCAAATGGTACTTCCCAACGGTCGCCGCCCCATTTGGGCATCCGAACGTAGTCGTTAACCTCTACCCAGTTGCCCTCGGGCCACGGTTCGAGTGTATCGCGCTTCTTGAAAGCTAATGGACCCACCGCGATGACTTTCGCCACCTGATTGTTCCACTTCTCGGTTTCCTTCGTTTCTTCTACGAGTACGATTCCAGATGCGGTGACAGTCTTTCGAGTCTGTCTCCATTGGACGAGAACCCGTCCACCTACTGGAATTGCACCGGGATCGACTGCTGGAAATGCTTCCTGCAACGCGGCTTCATTCGAAGCTTCCGGTTGTGTATTACTCATCGTCTCTGTTTTCCTTTAAAAGGTCATTTAGGATTACCAGAGCTTCTTCAAGCCCTTGGTGCTGTCCTACCAATCGCTGGTAGGTTTCGAAATTAACGGCATGACCGCTAACTAACGAATTCGAGATTTCCGCTTGGCGTGCCTTAATAGCACCAATTAGGTCGCCAGTGGTGTTCATTATTTTTTCTGCGACTGCGAGAGTGCGCCACGGTTTCCTTTGGACGCGCCGCCCGTCGGAATACTCGCTTGCTTACCCTTAGTCACGTCCTCGCCCATGGCGAGTCGCTTGTGCTGAGGTACGTCCATACCCTTTTGTGTGCTGTCAGATGTTGCCATTTTCACCTCCTAGTGTTTCTTGTGCGCCTTGAAGCGCGGTTAATGCAGTCTTCTCTTGCTCGTGCCGCAGAATCTTCGCGTCGTGCGTCAGTTCTGCCGTTTTAATCCGCTCTTCGGTTAATTTGTCGCTTGCATCGGTCGCTATATCGATCTGCTGTTGCCGATTTTTGTACAACTGGTCCGCTTGAAGCTTCTGCTCCGCGATCTTCGCATCCACTTGGTCCTTCGCCGCGCGTCGCTGAGTCTCGGCCATACTCGTCTGCAATACCACTTGAGCGTCCGGATCGAGTTGAGGCTTCGGTGCGAACTGCTGAGCCATCGCTTGAATCTTTTGCAACGCCGGCACCACCTTCTCCATGGTCGACTGCGTGTCCATCTGCACGTGTTGCGAGGCCAGCGCGTACAGTTTGTCGATCTCCCCGGTGATCTCCGGCAGGTCGTAATGCGTCACTGGCTTTCCGAGCGACTTCTCCACGTATTGATGCATATGGCCCGTGTACCACAGCGTGATGTGGTGCTTGAGGTGGTCCAGCATCAACGGCATGAGCATCGGTCCGAATATTGCATTGCCGCCCAGCGCGGGGTTGAGCGCGAAATCGAGGTGACTCTGCAGGTGCGCCAGATGGCTCTGGTGTGGGTACGCGTACGCCGGACGGCCCAAAGCCATCGACGCGTTCTCGTCGGCCGCATTTTGCTCGGTCGGTTCCACCGCTTGTGGCATCAATTCGTCCACATTCTGCACTCGCAACTGCTTCAACATCCGCGTCACTACCGCCTTTTGGTCGAATGCGGCCGGGTACTTGTCCATCAGCGCGATCACCGACTGGGTCTGCGCCATCCGTTGCGTTTCGCTGAATATGTGCGGATCGCTCACTGGAATCACGTCGGTCATCTTCGCGAAATCCTCGCGCCTTAGTTCCAACTGCTTCAGATTCTCCGGTAGCTTCATCTCGTCCAAATACCAGCGATTGATACGCGAGAGCACTTTGAGCATCCGACGTTGCGAGTCGTGAAGTCGGGAGTGAATAGCCGAGAATACCGCCGCACCCTGTTCGATCAACGCTTGAGTCGTTCCTACCGGAGCGTTAGACGTCACATCGGCGATCTTTTCCTCGCTGGTGGTGATGATACCCTTTCCAGCGTCGGTCAGCCACCCGAGGAGTTTAAAGAGCACTTCGCTCGGCGGGTTAAACGGCATCGGCATCGCGATCTTGCGAATGTCGTCGATACCCGGTGCTCCCTCGATTTCGCAGACCTGAGTCACGTCGACTTGCTGGCTCTGGCCCGAGAATTTCGCGCCTTTAAGCTTCAGCATCGTCGCCGTATTGTTAATATGGGCCGTATCGAGCAATGCACGCAACGCACCCGTCGCGGCGGCAGTAAGACCACCGGCGAGGTGGGGTAAGCCGATCGCGTACGCTCCGCGCCATGGGATAAACTTGAACTCCACCATCCAGTCGAGTTTCGACATCGTCTCGTCTTCGATCTCCCAGTTCCGGTACAGGCCCAGCACATCAGTCGACTGCTCATCCACCATCATGATGTACGGCGCAATCTCGCCTTTGCTGTGCGTGTCCGCTTCGGCTTCCATCTGGACGTAGATGTGGTAGACGCGACGAATCCCATCCTCATTATCCTCGAACTTTTTACCCTCGATCTTTTGGTTCGCCTTCTCGCTGGCCGTCAATTCCAATTCTTCGGGTGGGGTGAGCAGATCGACGTCGCGATAAAGCCCGCGCTCTACACGCTCGCGAAACTCCATCTCCGTGATGTCTTGCATATGCGTCACCCGCGACGCTGTGTAGAAACTGTTGCACGCGTAGGGGAGGAACACATTGTCGATCGGCACGAATTCGGCGCATGGCCGCTTCATCTTCTCGTCCCACCACATATTGAGGTACTGCGATCCTCCGAGTGGCAGTTGGGTCAGCATCACCTCTTGCTCGTCGCGAAATTCGCTGATCTGCTCGGTGAGTTGCCAATTCATCAGGTCCCGTTTCGATTCCGCTTTTCGCGTATCGGCCTCTTCCACCTTGCCGGTGAGTGCAGTGCGTACTGGACCATCCGGTGGGAACAATTCTTTAATAGCGCGGGATTCGAAATCCACACAGGCCTCAGCCATCATCGGGCTCACCACCTTGCTGGCCCCCATGAACGTGGCACCACCGGGCGCATCGTTGCCCAGTCCTGTGCGCTTCAAGCCCTCTTCGTACTGCTTATCTCGCTCTTTACGCGCGTTTTTATCCTTCTCGATGAGGTCTATGTACTTCATCGCGAGTTTCGATAGATCCCAACTCTCCATATCCTCGGCCAGATTCCCGTAGAAATCTTGATCGTCCATCGGCCCCTTGATCTCCTCCATCTGGACCTTGACCGAACCGTCCTCGTTTTCTTCCATCTCGTCGAAAATCTGCGGCGCGTCCATGTCGACGGTCATGCCCTCTTCGTCCTCCGGTCCTGCCGTCGGATCCATCTGCGGTTGTGGGAAATCTAGTGCCATAAGTGCCTTATTTTATCACCAACGATCAATCACGCTCATAAACCAAATCCCAAAACTTGGGATCACCGGTTCTGAACATCTCGAGTTCGCGATCATTCCTAATAATTCCGCGCTCTATCGCATCTTCCACCGAACTATCAGCGATGTCGCGTGCATAATTGGTGAGTGTGCCATAGTGTTCCGGTGCCTCCCTCTTCATGGCGCGAATCTGGGGCCGAATACCCATCAATGATGATGTATACTCCTCGGCTGGTACATTTTTACCGCCTCCAATGCCGATCCAATTCTTCATTATCGTGCCGGGGTGCAGAATGTCGTTATCGATTTCATAATTTTCGGGATTCGCGAGCGTATGGTGCAAATCATCCAACAGTGCGTGCTCTTCAGCATTCGGTATGTGGGCTTTTACAAATTTAGCGGCCTGTTTTTCGTCAAGCCCCATCCCGATCGCCTTGGACATCAACGCCGCAATCGACTCGGCACCAATCGGTTTTGCTACAGCTTTCGCTACCTCGGCCACGTGAGCCACCGGCGATACTGCCTTGCCCAGTGCCGCTAATTCGCCCATAGGCAACGCATGACGCGCCGCTTGGCCGACGCCGGATTGCAGGACCGAACGACGCGAAATAGGTGCATCGAGGATCGATTTTTCGGTCGTTAGCATTACGGCGGGTAACTGCTCAGTCTTTGGTCCAGATTTAAGCCCCAGAATTCCACGACGTGCGAGGTCCACCGCTTGCTTTTTAACTCCACCGCCGCCGCCGTACCGATGGCCACTGGGTGCCATGCGCTTGTAATCCTCGTAATTCTTCAAAATCCGGGCTTTGTCGACTGCCGGCATCTCGGCCCAGTTCGGGTAGTTCGCGATCACCTCTTGTGGATTGAATTGTGGGAGCGGATTCTTCCACGCCGGGTTGATATCGTTTGGGTTTCGAGTGAACCCAGCCCTTTGCATCTCAGCGTTGAGCCGGCGATTACGATCCATCTCGATCTCGTCTTCATTCAACTTGCCGTGGTACAACGCGAACAATGAGCCAATGCCACCAGCGTATGCCATCGGGTCTTCCTCCATTAAGGCCGCACTTAGACCCTGATTACCCGCCATATTCTTGCCCGTGCTCTTTAACCGATTAAGCACCCCGCCGGCTTGCATCCTGATCTCTGGTGGCTTCGGCTGTGGCGTGACCACTCGACCCTGATCGTCGATTTGCATTTCGCGCCGCATCCGCTCGATGTCGGCCTCAGTGATGGTGGGCATCGGTTTTACTTCGCTGTACGGCAGTTTATTCGCCTCTTGCGCGTACTTCTTTTGAAGAGCGGCACGCAACGCAAATTCATTTCGCAGTTCAAGCCAACCGGGTGGCATCTTACTGGGCATAAGGATTTCCTCGCTGTTCGCGGTACTCGTAGTCCACGTAGTCGGTGTCGGGTGCGACGGGATCGATTTGCAGGAAGCTCATATCGCGCAAAAGGCGCAACGCCTGCGATACGGTGTCGGTCAGATCGTCCCGCTCGGCTTCGGGGAATGAGCAGATCTGGCTCACCAACGGTTCTGCCCAATCGCGTGGCTGGCCTTTGTGCACTGTGGATTCAGGGATGTAGCACCTGCCGTGCGCAATGATGTTGGCCACCAGATGCAAACGCTGGACCTTATCGGCCCGGCCCGGGTTGTACGCTCTGCACGGAATGCCGGCACGCTGTAGATCCTGCAAAATGCTGATGCCCGAGGCTTTGTCCTCCACCAGCACGAGGTCCACCTTTTTGCCCGGCTCGCCGTAGAGCGACTCGTACTCTTCCATGATCTTGGGTTTAAGATCGGGGTAGGAGAGGAAATCCTCCCAGCAATCGATGAGCATCGCGCACAATGGCTTGTCCTCATTGGGCCGAAAGATGCCCCACACACTGCACGCGGTGGGATCGTTAATCGTTTTCTCAGTGTATGCACAATCGTAGGATTGAAGCACGTACATGAATTCGGGCAATGGACGATCGGCGTCCCACAGCTTGAACCACTCGCGCTTGACGATGCCGTAGTCTTCCGGATCGATCACCTCGGCGTACAATTCCTGCCGCCCGATCCTTGTACCCTCGTACTGCGAAATGATCTCGTCGCGGAACGTTGGTGCGAGGTTATTGAAGTTTTCGTGTGTCGTGCCTGTGGTCAGTACGGTGCGAGTGTCGTCCATCAATCGGCGCACGATGGGCACGGGTTTTGGTGTGGTGGTGACACAAACGCGGGGCTTTTGGCCAAGGCGCAAGCCGAACATCAGGTTGGACCACATATCCTCTTGGTTTCGGAATTTCGCGAGTTCGTCCACCCATGCTAGATCGTGCTGTGGACCGCGCAGTGTCTCGGGATCGTTATCCGAGTAAATCGTGGCGATCGCACCATTGGGCCACTCAATGCGACGTTTCGATGGCACGAATAGTGGCTTGCATCTAGGGTGCGAAATTGCGAGAATCCCGCTTTCGCCCTCGATCATCACATCGCGTGCATCGCCCGCATCCTCGGCTATTAACGCCACGCGGCCGGCTAAACCGTTTTCGACGTGGTAGCGTACGAATTCGGCACCACACCGTGTTTTACCCCAACCACGTCCGGCGAGGATCATCCACACAGTCCAATCATCACCGGGTGGAATAAGCTGATTAGGGCGTGCAAATGTATTCCAATCGTAGTAAAGTTCGAGTGCTTCGCGATCGGACAATTCAGCCACGAACTCATGGAAGTTCGCAGGGTCTTTCGCAAGCTGTTTATTCTTCCGCTTTTGACTTTTGCTGTAGACGCTGGGCGAGACGATCACGGAGACCTTCGATATTGATGGTTGAATCTAGTGTGCCCGAGACATTCATGTTCACGTCTTTTGCACGGAATTTCGCATCGTACCCCATGAGCGTGAACTGCAATAGTCCATCGCTGTATTTCACCACTTTATCGGTGCGCACACCTTGGTAAAACACCGGCTCCTCGACACCAACCACCGAACGGCGGTAAGCCTCGGCTCGCATCGAGTCCACCATCTCCTCTTGAATCGAGGAGACGAGCGCATCGAAGAATTTGTGGTCACCACGCCACCCGATCAGCGTCTGGCGATGAATGCCCGCTTTCGTGTACGCGTGCCGCTGACTGAACGGCGATTCATTCGGACCATCGCGGTACTCGGCAAGAAACACCAACATTTTGTAAGCTTTCGTCTCCTCAATCGATTTCAATTCACCAGTCGCTTCGAGCGTCGGGTCATTGCAGACATTAGAAAACGATTTCATGCTGGAGCCACTAGGCGGATAACGAACGCGATCGCGTCGAATCGCATCGAGTAGAGCACCCACGGGGATAGCGGCACGACGTTCATAATCAGCGAGTGTTTCAGCACCGATCGCGTCGAGAGTAGTTAAATCATCAAAGAAGGCCATGCGGCGAATTAAAACACAGCGAGCGAGGCTTTGCAAGCGTTTTGTAGTCCCGAGCATTTGCGCACGTCCACCACCAAATCGATCGCTCTAATCGGCTTTTATGCGCATACGCGAGGCAATATCGGGTTCGCAATAATGAATGGAGTGGAGAATTCAGCCGTCTGAAGAATCTCGTGCTTTGTTCCATTGTTCCACAATGATGGAACACAAGATGGAACGCTCCGACAGGCTCACAGCCCGCGTCTTTCGGGGCTTTGTTACTTCGTTAATACCTTTGTTCCATTGTTCCATCTCACATATACCGATATGCAGAGTTCGTTGACAGGGCCTCATGGGTGCGCGCATGTAGAACAATGGAACAACTGTTCCAGAGGCCGCGTCGTTTGGGGTTT